GAAGGTGACACTGCCTTGATAGCATCATGGATCTGCGAATAATAAAAGTTTTTGTTTAGTTCGTTTAGATTTGTAGAAAAATAATCTGAAATTGCTACTGACACTGCACTACTGATTTGACCCGAGGTAAGGTTTGTCAAGTCGCTGTTGAAAACTACGCCTACTTTTAATCCAATATATTTGAAGATAGGATCAACAAACTCCGGAAGAATTGCTACCGGAGCTTTCGGTCCAATAATTGTATTGACAATATTGTCCTTATCTATCTCCGTGATGATTTGTCCTGAAATAGGATTCAAAGAAATAAATACTTTACCGTATATGGGAGGATCGTTTTTTTCTCCTCCCCAGACAGCAACTGATTTAATGTTAGCGTTGCTTGCTAGTATGAGACTTTTGTAGTCTGTTGCAGAAACTGCTCTTTCTTTTGTAGCATTGTAAAGCGGAGCATTTTTTCGTATGCTGTCAATACTTTCTCGTATTTGTCCACCGGATGCTGGTACTGTTTTTGTTGAATCAAAAGTTTTGACTTCATTGGATCCGGTCAAAGTAGCTGTGCAAGTAAATGTCTTACATAGATTAGCATCTACTCCAGCTGAGACGATATAGTCTATTATAACTATATTACCTTCAGATAGTTTTTGTCCTATCACACCGTCACCGAATCTAATTAAATATAGTCCGTCAACAGTTTCTTCTAAAAAATACGCCTTAGATGTATTTGTCAAATCTAACAAAGAAGAGTTTAGCAAAAATGTTTGTAAAGACAAATCAGTGGTAGATGTTTGAACCCGAACTCTAAGAGTAGAAGTATCTACGTTAATATTAGGTATTGTAATAGGGCCTGATAAATTATTTGAATCAATTATAAAGCTGTTACTTACACGAGTGCCTTCTTTTAACACTAAACCACTAAATTTGAATCCGTCTGTGCCATTAATATCTTCCAATGTCGCTGTTTTTGTTTCACTCGGATAAAAATTGAACGTAGTGTTGTTGACGCTAGAAGAAAAAATAGTATCTCTTGAGAGAGAATAAGTAGCGTCTGCATATCCAGAATCTGGTGTAATGATAAAATCTACACTAGCAGTGGCTGCTCGCCTTGATCTTGGTGTGTAACCAATGGCTTTTGATAATGATACAACAGAGCTTCTTTTGACAGCAGAATCTATGAAAGATTCATTTGCTAACATATGAGCCAGTACAGCATTATAATGCGTATTGTATGCAAGAGTATCTAAAAGAACAGACAAGGCAGATCCTTCAAAATCATAATCAGTAAACTCAGATTGAGCTTGCATAAATGTTTTTAAAGATTGTTTTATGTTGTCAAAATCTAGTTCTGTTACGTTTAATTGTGCCATTAGTTTATCTTAACCTTTTTAGATTGGCTGTTAGTTTTTGAGGCTTATCAATACCTATGACAAAAAACTCTATAGATACATCGTATGCATTTGTATCAAAATTTGCAATAACGCTAATAGACTGTATTTTTACTCTAGGCTCATAGCTTGTTACAACATTTTCAATTGTACTAGAAATTGAAGTTGCAATCAACTTTGACATAGGCTCAAACAAATATCCTCTCAGATTAGCTGCTTTGCCTGGATCAAACGGTCTCTCATAAAAGTTAGTGTTTATTAAAATCCTCAACGCTTGTTTCGCTGCGTTGACATCAAGTTTTTTAGCTATATCACCTGTTACCTGATTGGCAGTAAAACTCAAGTCTAAGTCTTTGTATAGTCTAGATATTTTTAAAGATTCTTTTGCCATATTAGTATTTATAACAGGTTAAGTTATATTCCTATTGTATCTCGGATTTGAACATCAACAAAATTAGTTGCTGCGTCTTTTGCTTTCTTTACTGCATCTATTCTATACACAAATTCTTCTGCTATAGGTATTTGTATTCCCAACAAGTCTGCAATAGGACTGCTTCTTGGTGTTGATATAGGAGTACCTTTTAATACAAATCCTGCGCCGTCTTCTTCAAAATTTGGGATTTTTTGACAGAGGTTATTTAAATCCAATGCCCCATCTTTTAATAGTTTAGGTATATCATCAATATCAATGTTTCCCAAATCTAATCCACTATATTTAGTCTTTAGATTAGATACTTGATTTGTAATGTCATCTACTGCTAGTTTTGCAGTGAGGATATCAGATGCAAATGACTGAATGTCAGCCTGTAATCCCTTTATCTCTTCTGGTATTTCAATCTCTGGAATATATTCTTTCAATTTACTAGTTACCAAAGATTGTATAGCAGCAGCATCGCTGGCCATAGCTACGATTGCTGCTGCATCAGTAATAGCTTGTCCCTGTGCAGGAGTAATTGGTATTTTGTCAATTAGCCCGTCTATAATCTCATCAGTAGTGCCGATAGACTGTGTAAGTTCTACTAGTTTTTCAGTTGCTCCGCATAAACTCATATATTACTCCTAGTTAGGTACAGCAGTTGTACCAGCAGAACTGCCAGAAACGATAGCATGCCTATGAGTTCCAAGATTAATAGATCCTTGTTGTACTATTGTACCTGACACGGTACCGGTCACTGTTAATGCACCAGTTACGTTGTATGCTCCAGTGTGATTACTTATTCCTGTAATATTTCTAGTAGCAGCTACAATAGTTTGCAGCGGTGTTGCAATTGTCTGTGAGGTAGCAGCGGATAATGTCTGTACTGTACTTGCCTCAACTAATTGCACTGCTGCGGTTACTGTTTGATTCAGAGCAGCAGACAACGACATGTTTAAACTTAAAGCTTTGAAATCACCTGCAGGAGCATTCATACTAACATTACCTGTAGCACTCATCACTTTATAACCTAAAATAGCTGTGTTTGAGGTTGTTCCCACTGATATGCTTGATACATTGCCACCGGTTGTCGCAAAAGAGTTGCCGCCTACTGTAGTTGTGCTATCTTTAATAACAGAATCTGTTTTGCTTCCGCCGACTCTAAGTGCTTGGTCTCTTTTAATTGAAGAGCTTTGGCCTGACAATACTTCTGTTAAATCGTTACCAACAATTTTAGTAACTCTATTTCCAGCTACTGTGGTAAATAAATTGCCACCAATCTCTTGATACATATCACCAGTTACGAGCATTCTAGCATCGCCGCCGATAGTGACATCACAAGACCCTTTGATATAAACTTTTTTGTCTTTTAGTGTTATCTCGTATTCATCACCTACGACCTTTGTAGTCTTTGATCCATCTGCTTGTATTTCGTAAAAAGTGCCGGTAGTATGATATTCGTGTATTCTTTCATTGTTGGGCGTGTCATCTACTTCAAATACATGGCCGCTTTCAGTTTCATTTACTTTGTTGTAAGGATACACAGAGCAGTTGTTACTAAAATTAGGCTCTTGATTAGGTGCATTATAAGTGAAGTTATCATCACCAAATCTAGGATGAGGTTCTTCCCAAGTTTCTCTTGTATACACTGCACCTGAAATGTCTTCTGATACTGACTCAACATGTGGTGCGGCTGCTCTTGGTATTGATTCTTGTCTGGCTGCCCTTTTATTTACTAGACTAGAATGCTCTTCTGCTACTGCGTTTCTTGCTAATCTAGATAAATCTGATTCCTGTAGTCCGTTTAGACCTGTGCCTGTGTCACTTCGTGGATATATCCCCGCTGGATCTGAAAACCCTATATTCGGATCTGTATTCTTATTTCTAGGTTTTCCTGCAAGACTGCCGACTATAACAGGCTGTTGTCCCTCATCTCCATCAGCAAAAAATCCTAAAACAGATGCTCCTTGTATAAAATTGGGTGTTTCTCCGATACCAGAGATGCCCGCAGATGTAGTAGGAGACACAGGAACTGCCCAAGGCAAATCAGCAGTAGGAAGGTCTTCTTTAATTTCAGTATGGTATCCGACAATTCTTACTTTGCATCTTCCGAGCATAGCAGGATCTGCACGATCTTCTACTACTCCTATCCACCAATTAAAACTAGGATACATTATCAACCTCTTCTTCCATTTCAACTTTCTCAGGGGCGTTGCTTATTCCGTTTTTGATTATCTCCATATTCATAGTATGTCTGTCAATAGTTATCTTATGATGTATTGCTGAAATAAGATACAGACCAGATAATATAGGATCTAATACAGTAGACAAATCTTCATTGGGTGGCTCTGATGATGGATATAAAACACTAATAAGGCGACCAACTTCTATGTCAGTTCTACCGGGTACTAACATCTCTAATTTGTTATTCTCAAACGATTTTAAATAACTCGCTCTTTGTAATCTTCTTGTCTGCAATTTATTAGAAGTACTACCATCTGGCAAATCTTCTTCATCCGTTAGGCCGTAATCATTATATAATCCAGTATTATATGAGTTATAATTCTTTCTAGCTAAAGGATTTCTTTTCAGCGAAGCAGGTAAGGTGCTTACAGGACCGGTTTTAGTAAACCTTTTCATGTCTTGTACAAAATCAAAATCAGCGTGAATAATTTTCTTAGTATAGAAATCGTACCCATCAACACTTGATGAAAATGCTCCATTATTGTTGCCGGTTAGAGTGTCTATAGTAGTTAACATTTTCAGATTTTCAATTGCTGTTATTCCATCTGGCAATGCATTTCCAGTAAATTTCTGACTAGAAACTCTTCTAGGCATTTTTGCGCCATTTCTTTCTAATACATATTCATCAAAAGGACCGTTGACACGCTGTTGATAAATTAATGATTCAATACTAGCAAAATAAAAAGATTTATTTGTCTCAAAAAACAAATAATCAGATCCCTCTAATGTAGCACCTTTTGATATCTTAGAAATGTAATTTAGATTTTTAAAAGGAGACCAATGATTAGAGGTGTATTTTATTGTGCTAACATGAGGCGTGTCTAATATAACTAAAGGACGGTCAAACTCTATATGCTCTTTATATATTTTTTGAGCAACTTCATCTGTAGTGCCTTTATACGATTTAGTTACTACAGTTGTTTGATCTTCATTTCCTTCAATAGACATGAAAGATATGTTATAGTATTGTGACCTGTCATCATTCAAGATTCTATCAGAAATAGAATAAATTTGAAATGATTTTTGTATTACATTAGATGGAGAATCTTCTAGTGTGGGAGTTCTCAATTTAATTCTGATATACTCATTTCCCATCAGAGGCAAATTTGATATTAAGTTTATAGCATCAGCAACAATAAGGTTGCCAGACATGCAAGAAGAAAATATATTCTCATATAAATTAATCTCTAACATAAAGCCTGATATGTCAGATATCTGTCCAGTATTAGGACTTGCGATAGAAATTTCTTCTATACGACATTCACCTGCATGAGTTAATATTTCATTAGTTGAATCCATATTATTTTGACATCAATTCTTTATAATTAATTATGAATCTCGCTAAAAAAGCTTTTTTCAACAAGAAAATTTGTCTTTTCTTTTCATTAATTTCAACTTCGTGATTAAAATTAGAAACCACTTCTACTGTACCATTAGAAATGCCAACAGGATCATAATCTACAATTATAGTGTTATCAGAAGCTAGTCTATAGTGATGGTCATTGATATGATTCCCTGCTCCATATTTATCGCTAGTATAATTATACATCTCAGCGTCTAGTTTAGGCCATTCATCGTGAAGACTGACGATATCATTGACGGTCAATATTACCCAATGATATCTTGAAGAACCATAAATATTACTTGCTAATGTATCAGGAGTTTCGCCCTCTTTGATATAATAAGACTCAAGAGCAAGCGAACTGTTTAATTGTCTGTCTAACCCTATTCTTTGAAAGATGTCTTTAGTTAGAATAGTACTATTGTTGGCTTTGTATACAAAGCCTGGCATTGCTTTAAAAAACATTAGTAACCGTCCGCTATTCTGTCGTTGGTGAGAGTTTCGAGTTCGGTGAATGCTAACTCTATGTTTATTTCTGCTGGAGCACCTGGGTTTTTTCTATCTTTAAAAGTAGTGAACGCATCTTGGTTGCCGTAAGTTATTTTCATGTCGGTTAACGCACATGTTGATATTCTACTTAATTCTTTATTTTCATCACCTCTATACAGATATTTAATATCAAACTCAGAAGGATATTCTAAAAAAAGTCCTGTAGGATCGTTTTCAGGGTGCATATGATATTTAAATAGTTGTATTATTTGTTTTACATTATCATATTCATTAGAGTTTCTAGGTACAAATTTATAAGCGAATGCAAATTTTCTAAAATCTATATAGTTAAACAATTGTTCTTTGTAAGGATTGGCAACTTTACCTGATGCTAAATTTAAAGAAGAACCGATTTCTCCTGTGATTCCTAATTGAGATGGTAATTGAGCAGCTGCCTGTATTGCACTGCGAACACCTAATTCACCTATGCCTTTAGTACCTCGTATCATATCTGCGAAACTACTAGCATCAGATACATTAGACCCTAATCCAGCAAGGGCGCCGAGTTCTTTGTTTTCCCACTCGGCTCTATATTGTGCGATAGGAGGTTGTGAGATATATAGTTCTATAATACCTAACGTGCGAACAGTCTTTACCGTTTCTATCACACCAGCTGAAACCCCCGCTGTAATAAGACCTGCAGTACCCGCAGCAATACTCTTTCCGACTAAATTAGCACCTCCTCCAATAACAGAAAGACCTAGACCCGCACCTGCTATAAATGCAGTTCCTTTTGAAACTGTAGAAGCTTGTTCTGCGGTCAATCTATTCTGTTGAGTTTTATCTACTACGTCCAATTGATTAGGCATCGGACCTGCAAAACTGCGAACCTCGGCTTGCCGGTTAACTCCTCCTTCATTGGTTAACGCAGCTACCCTACTATTTTCTCTGGCATTTATTTGAAAACGAACACTATGTAACTGCTCAGGATTATCCGTAGAAACCTCTGATAAATTCTGAGGATATTGAAAGAGTTTTGGAGATGTAAATATGAAGGGGTCTAATTTAGCTCGGTCTTCCGCATCAATTTCACTTAAATCTTCTACGTCATTAGAAGAAGTCAAGGTTTCGCCGGCTGCTGATAAGATTTCGATCATGTTTTTGTATCCTGCTAAATGCATGTGTATGTATTATTTATAACAGGATTATCAATTAGACCTAGCTAAACTAAAGACCGTTTTGATTAACGCTATTCTTCTTTTGTGCTAACTATCTTATCCCACTTACCGATTGGACATGATGCCCAATTTAGTCTAGTTTTAGCTGGCATCCAACAACCACACTTTCTGCACTGACTGAGGAGTTTGTTTAGATGCTCACACTCATTGCATATTTTTGCTCTTTCTAAATGCTCTGGTTTCATTTTTTCTCCCCTTTTTTGTTGCCTCCAATATTTCCTCGTCCAGTAGATAGCGGGCGATAGAGTTCTCTCATTTCCAATGCTTTGTCAAAATAAAGTTTCAATCTTTCTTCATAATCTGGCATGAACTCAAACACTACACCTGACCAAGGACATGCCAAGATGTTAGCAATTGCTTTCTTTGCTGCTTCTTTCCCTTCTCTCTTCTGTATATATGTTATAATACGATGAAAAGGTTGATATACACCTGCACCAGATGCGCTCCAGAGTGACAGATCATACACCGTTTTGCCTAGTGCAGCTCCAGTTATAATCATCTCAGATGCAGTTGTACTGTAAACTGTTTCACATTGATCAAGCAGCTTGGCCCCTGAAATATTTTTAGGCAATACTTTTTGCCAACCACACTTGCTGCTAACCATTTTTAGTGCGTCATTGTGAGTTAGAGGGTGGGGTTTTACTCTGACATCATCTTCTTCTAATAAAAGTTTGTCTAAAGCAGTAGTGTCAATTAAGTCTAATAAGTTGTGACCAGGAAGAAAAACAGCATGTTTTATATCCTTGTACTTGTCATCTAAGCTTTCTAGCTCGTATTTGTCAGAGAAAGAAGATACGAACTTTTCAAATAACTCTTCGCCTTCTTTTCCGGAATCTACTTTTGATGCAAAGTCAATTAAGCGACAGTTTACTTCTCTTGACTGTGTGGTGACCCATACACCACCGCCTGCAAATTCAGTATAAGTAAATTCACTAA